TATATACCTCGTTTTCGAGGGATTCGGGGGTAAGGTTCATAGTCATGTAGTCTTTGTTAAAAATGTCAAACCTGACTATACTACCAATAACTTGAGTGGTGTCGTATGGGATACTTCCTTCAATAAAGAACTCTCGGATAAAAGGTTTTGTAACTTGTGCGTTAGGTGCATACTTAATATACTCCTCACCGCTTCCGTCTACAATAACCTTGATACCTATTTCTTTATAAGTTTCTTTAAGGTCTGCTCCTAAACTCAACGTGTATCTCCATTTATTCTGGGGATATTATAACTTTTTGGTATGTATCGTATGTGATGTCTCTTCCGGTTAGTGGCTCATAAGCAAATCCAGCATCAATCTTACTCCCAAATAAACATTCAGAATCTGCGGATGTGAATAACTCTGGGTAATCCTCTTGAACTTTAGCAAACTTCTCGTCCATATCTTTGACTAGAATGCTATAGTGGTCAAAACGATGTTGTAGGTTGATCTGCTCTACTTTAAATTTATGAGCACTCTCGCTGAGAAGATAGAAGAATAAGTGTCTTTTAGACCTGTTCTTATACCAGTATTCTTTGAACGCATCAGACAGGGGTAAGGCCCAACCAGTTTCTCTAGCAGCATCGTCTACGGCATTACCATAGTCGTCAGCATCAAGATACGTGGATAAACCCTTAACCTCTACTTCCAATAAAGCTATCAAAGTCGTTCTGGTTAAACTCACAATTCTTCTCCTCTATGGTTCTCGTTGGGAATTACTTTTTCTTATTCCCTTTGGTCTCTTTCACCGTTTTTTTCTTAGCAACGGTGGGTGCCTTTTTTACTACTTTTTTTGTAACCTCTTCTGGTTTAATATCTTTTGTTCCAGATGTTCCCTCATTATTTTCAGTGCCTTCTTCAACTTCCTTTTTACTATCCATCTCAGTATCAGTGTCATTAGTTTCTTTTTCAACGTCAACCTCTACGGTTATGGTATTATCGGGGGGAGAAGCCTCTTCGTTAGCTTTTAACCCATTGGGTTTCTCTACTGGAGTAGCAATAACCACTTCCAAAGTCCCTGACCCAGATGCGAGCTCTCGTAATATATTTGGCGTTATCTCTGCCCCCGACAATACACTATCCTTAAGATATTTAGTGTTACCAAACGCTAAACATCTTACTTTTACCCTTACTTTTTCAGGTCTTTTCATCTGATTGTACTCCTGTTATAAGAACGGTTCATATTTAACAAACACACACAAGCCTTCCATCTCAGTTCCAGGTGACCCAGTACGAGTCAAGTTCGCTTGGAAAGAAACAATAGTGTTCTCTGAAAAGTCAACAGCATCTGTATCAAGTACAGCACAAACAATGTCGGTATATTCTCCAGATATTGCGGTACTAATCTGTTGGCTTGCTTCACCGCTAGTGTATGTTATCTTTGGTTTCGTGGTTAGACACGTAACCCCATCTAAATAAACATCCACCTCCATCGTTAACGGGTTTGCATTATCTAACCCACTTGCGTTAACAGCAATAGCTACATCTGTTATTTTACCAGCTTGTCTTGTTATGTCAAGTAAACCATTAACATCAGCTGTAATCTCACCATTAACGAAAGCCTTGGCCGCAGGCAACCCAAATTCAGTTGCCTGCTTAGCGAAAGTCGGAGAAGGTAAAAGTATGTTTTTTTCGTTCTGCTTCATATCTTTACCCTCCTAGTTCACGGTTAAGTTGTAAATTGCATCCCTGTGATAGAGAACCGGAAGTCCCTTGTCTTCAACTCTGACGTAAGTAACTTCAGGGTCTTCTTTATCCCATCTGGAAGTCTGCATTCCCCAACTGCGTCCAAGACCATAAGGTGCTTGTTTAAATTCAGCAATCTTAGTGCCTTCAACACTGTCAGCCATAAGTGTAAACTGGTCGTCAGGGATGAATCTCTTAGTCATAATAACATAATCTTCCCCTGCTCTGTAAGATGTAGCTGGAGCAGTTGAAACTGTAACAGTTGAATCTTCAGTCTGAATGGAAGCAATAGTCTCATCTTCATATGTACCAGCAGAAGAGTCATAGAACCTAAGCGTTCCACCAACCTCAAAGTCAGCAGTATTATCTACCGATACAACGGTAGTTGAACTTGCCGTTACAACTGCGGTCAGTTTAGCCCTTACCTCATATTTTTCATCGTAGACTATGAGTGTTCCAAGTCCTAGGATGTCAGCAAGTACGGCAGGATTAGCATTTACAATAGCATTAACATTACCAGAATAAAGATTACCGCTACCATAAGTGCTTTTTGTCAGAAGTGCCTGAATAGCAGGGTCATAAGCCATGTATCCAAGAACGATAGAGTTACAGATACCTATAGTTGCGTCAGAACCATTAGCGTCAGAGATCACTCTCTTACCAGTTATGATATCACTAATGATATTTTTCTTGGAACCTTCGTCCCACTTGTAATCAGTAGCCAACGTTACCTGATTTGCATCAGGAAGGGAATAGTCAACGCTTACCATAATGCTACTTTCGTTCTCATAAGAAAAAGAGCCACCGAACAACATCTGAGAGAACATCCACTCTTTACGTCTCATGTTTCTGTTAATAAGACCTTTCATCTCTTTTGCAATTCTCTGAGATGCAGCCTCGTAACCTGCTGTAGTTCCTTCTTTCCTGATGTTATTCAGGAGGGTCTCACCGAAAGACATCTTCTCTTTCCAGTTAGCTGCTTCAGCTGAATGCTTGGCAACTCCATGGGGAAACGTCTCAGGAGATTCTGACATCGGGGATACAAACGGAGCCATCCCTCTGCCACCAGTCTGACTTTCCCATTCAATTGTAGACGAAGGAGATTTGCTGGACGGGAACATTGAAGATATCACCGTATTGACAGGTGATTTAAACTTCTCTATGAATTTTTGTAATACCTTGAGCTTTAGTTCAGGTATTCCACTTGAGCCTCTTGGCATAATAAAGTTCTCACTTTCTATTTAAGTATAAAATTATTACCAACCAAAGTCGCACCGAGTGCGGTTCTAGCGGTAGAATCGTTACTGTATAACATTCCGTTATACAGGATAGCATTGGATACAATTACAGGAGCAAGAGCACCAGCTGCCGTAGAGCCTGTACCAGTGTCAACAGAAATCTCTAGGATACCAACAGCGTCTGAATAGTTGTTAGCTGTGCCTGCTTCAATACTAACATATGCAGTCTCTGCGGTAGTCATACTATTTGCTATTGATGCTGTTGCTGTAATTTTTGCTCTCTGCCGTTCAGTTGTTCTATCAATGGCAGTAACCGCACCAAGATTCTCTGCGGTTTTACCAGAAGAATTAACAATGACATCATCACCAACTGCAAACTTGTAACTGTCATCCATGGTCACATAAACATATGCAACCGTTCCAGAATCTGCAACAAGATATGCACGACCCGGAGAATGTTCTGTACCATCAAACGAAGCTACGTTGTAAGGCACATACTTACCTACACCACCATCAGCGGATACGTTTCTTGCTACCAGCTGACCAGCCTGAAGTACACCATACCCAGACTGAACTGTTCCCTGAAGCTTTAATGCAGCTTCAGATTTTGAAACATATAGCGTACCATAATCTACCTGTGAACCATATTGTATATTAGGAGCATCACTCATAATTATTTACCTCCTTTCTCATTACCTATTAAACCAAGAAGTGAATCAGCCATTGCGTCATCGTCTTCTGCCTCTTTAGCGAGGTCTGTAGCTTCGCTGTCAACGTCTTTAAGACTGAAACTACCACCACCCATCACGGTGTCTGTAACGCCAGCTTTTTCCCATGACGTTATTTCTGCAACACATGCTTCTTTCCAAAGTTTAGCATCCAACACTTCATCACTAACAAACTTGTTATGATTCAGCATTGCAATAACCTTGTCAAAAAGATGTTCAGGTACATCGCTTGCGTTAAATTCTACTGTAAAAAGTTTTTCAGCTTCAGACTTAAGCTCTTTCTCAGTTCTTATTACGTCTTTTTTCTCAAGGATAGCTGTTTTAACTTTGCCCTCCTCAATTTGTGCATCCAGACCTTCTTTTTCTATCTTGAATTTTGCCTCAGCTGCATCAGTTGCATCTTTTCTTACCGAAGCCAGAAGTTCTGCGTAGTCTTTTTCAAGCTCTACCAGTGTTAGTTTTTCCATCTGCCTTTCCTCCTTAGAATTACTATTAAGTTCTTTTTTGCATTCTTCCTTATCTTCTTTTTGGGTTACTTCCCCTTCGGACATGTTGCCGATTATATCTATGTCAACATCCACTTCTTCTTTGGAGAATGCAGATGATTGTGTTTGAGAATCCCATCCAAATACACACACTGAACCTTCGTTTACGCTTGCCTTACGAAAGATGGTAGCGTCTGGGCCTTTCATTGTGAAGCCATTAACCTCTGCTGTTTCACCCTTATTGAGTCTTTGTATCTCACTTGGGTTGACAGATATGCTTGCCTGATACGGGAACCCCTCTTTGGACAATTTCTGGAACTCCCTGCTTACTTCAGTATCAACAAAGGTTGTTTTATCTGGGTCAACTTTTACACCGTATTCCTTGTCAACCATAATGCCACTTGCAAATGCTATCTTCTTAGATGTGTCATGGTTCTCAAGTATGGGTGTTTTCTTTGACTGAAAAGATAAGCCATCAAGATCAATTGCAAGATTATCCCAGTACCAATGGTCTTTAATTATACCACCGCTGTAGATGGTCATATTAAGCTTTGATAATTCTTCGCCTTCATTGGTGAACATACTTGAAGAACATTTGTTATCAACAAACCGCATTGCACCACGGGGTATTTTCCCTCTTTTTAAATCCTCCGACACTCTATCTTTAGTTGGTTTTTCCATTGTTAGTTCTCCTTGTAAGATTCATTACATAATATTCATATCGCCAGACACGTCAACTCTTCCAGAAGATTCACCTGACAAACCAATTTCACCGATGTTGTTTTTTGAATTATCAAGATTCCAGAAAGTGTTGTTAGCCATGGGTATATAGTTGTCAACGTCTTCATTAACAATTACCTTAAGAAGGTCACCACATATATTGTATACAACAATACGTTGATAGTTCTGGTCAACGTCAACCTCACTGATAACACCTTCTACTATGTCTTCGCTGAACATGCTTTTTATAGGTGGAGGGTCAACTTGTGGTAGGTGTGATACAAGGTTTAAATCATCGTCCGACAGGTATCTGTCAATGGTAAATCTTTTACCTGCCAAAACGGTTGTGTCGTGAAACTTTGTGGTTACTTCTCCACTGAAGTCATAAGTTGGCATTGGCTACTCCTTCTTTTTTGGTTTTTTTACTGGCTTAGGTTGGGGTGTGTTAGATGGTTTTGGTTTTTCTATTGCTTTCTCTTGAACGGATTCAGCATCAGATTCAAACTCAAGTTCTGGATACAGCTTATCTTCAAGTGCCTTAATCTGTCTCGTTCTTGACCACCCACCTATACCAACAATCTTCGATATGGTTTTATTATCTACACCAAGAACCTTATTTAAAGGCCCGTGTTTAACTCCAAATAAAGCCTTAGTCTTACCTTCCAAATCAATAGTCTCACTAACAGGGAATGAAAATTCAAGAAGATTCTCTGGTCTCTCTTTTACTTTTTCAATAATTGGTTCTTTGTTCTTACCAAAACCAACACAGTCGTCTACGTCAAAATATTCAGGAAACTTTGAAACCTTACTTCTAAGGAAGAATATGTTTGACCAAAAATCAAACCTGAGATATCGTTCAAAATAAGCTACTTCATCAGACGTTCTATCTGACATGGGGCCACGTGTTTCTTTTACAGAAGCAAACGTTCCTTTTGATGTTCCTGTCATTATGTCTGTTGGTTCGTTTATACCAGCAGCGACAAGTTCTTTTATGTCTGTATCTTCATCCCTGAGTGGGGATAGCTGTGGATTCCTACATTCTAAGGTCATGCCGGGTGGTAGAACCAATGTTGAACCGGGTGTCTTTTTTGCTGCTATACCAGTTGACGCTCTCTGCTCTGCGGTCATTGCCGTCCAAAGCCTAAACGCCTTAGTATCTGTTATACTGAAAACCCAAAGATATGAACCTGATGATTTCTTGTGGTCTATTTCGTACTTCTTAAGGTTCTCATAATGATTAAGCCATTCAAGGGTCGTCCTTAGATATGATATTGCACGTTTTGTTACGAACCCTCTATCCCAAGATACTATAAACTGGTTGTAACCGCCAAACTGTTTGAACTTTTTATTTCCACTTCTTGAGCGTTTTTGTAATGATTTATTATAATCTATGTTTTTTGATGCTGTATTAACAAGTTCTGGATACCTTGCTATAAAAATAGACGGTATTTGAAACTTCTCTGTTCCGTTATCAATAAGATAAAACAAAGGCATTAATGTTTTTGTTGGATGCCAGATGATACCAGAATCGTCAGAACCTCCCGATACGTTTGATGGGTCTAGGAAGTCAACCTCTATAAATCCATCAGTATGAAGAGTTAGAATCAGGAAAAGCTCACCTTCCACGTTTGCTCTTGCAACGTATTTAGGCCAATAATTATACAGCCTGTTCCTTTGGTCTTGCTCAATCTCCTTAACAACCTGTAGAATATCATATATACCTGAAGTAGTCTCAAAACCAAGTCCAGTTAGCCTACCCATTTGTCCACGGACGGCTGTGTTTATATATGGTGTACGGTTGAATTTTCGCCAACATTCGGCTTGGAGGGCTTGTCTTGTACTTGAGGAGTCGTCTTTATCTGAAGATGATAGTGTGTATCCATCTGGGTCAGTGCCAACATTATCACCATCTTCTGGGTCATATTGCCACGGTGCTGAAAATTGCAACCCTTCCAGAACCTCATCAGGGAGGTCAAGGATAGCTTGCGAAATTTGCTCTTGAGTCATCTTTTCTGTAGCCACGATTTTACAAATACCACAAGATTGGTCTCTTGTCAAGTAAAAGTGACAAAAAATGTCAGTTTAGTGACAAATAATGTCACAGGTGATAAAAAGTGTCACTTTTCTATTAGATATAAAAAAAGCTACCACACAAAATTAATTGCAGTGGTAGCCAGTACAACTTATATGTTGTATTTTTAATTATACGGTATGTTTACTTCTATCCTTCAGTTCACCAATCTTACCCTTGTTAAACGATTTAACCTTTCCCCAATAACCAGTAACCCTAGTTATACCTTCAACATTAAATCCACGGTTAATCTCAACCAACAGCTGAGGCGGTGTCATTTCTCGAACCTTTGCATAATCAACAGCAGTTGCCCTCTTCTCATCGTTTAGATACCAATCAAGTTCATTGTTCCTAAACAACATCGTTTCATTCTCTTCATCATCAAACCATTCAATGTAGGTTGTTTCTTCTAAAAATTCAGTCAATTCTTCGTTTGTCATTTCTTCTCCCGTTAAAATTTTAATTGTTCTGGTGAACCCGTTACAGGATTATCATAAAAGTCTTTCCAGTACGGGTCGTCAATAGATAATGCCCTGTGATCTAACGTTGGTGCTGAATCATCTGGACTAGACCACTTGTTCTCTTGCCTTTTGTTTGAGGATGCGTATTCTAAAAAGTTAATAGCTGAAGCTGTGAGAGTTTCCATTTTTCCCCTTAAATATTATTATCTATAAATATATTATAGCACACCATTATTCAAACATGACAAAATATTTTAATCATGTGTGGATTATGTCTGTAATACGACCAGCCGTAAATAATTCGTATCTATTAACAATGTGAGAATAGTATGGTGGTTTAACATAACAACTTAATGCGATTTCTAACATAACATTACCTGTATATTTTAAAAGTCATTAATTGCTATTCATTCGTTGATCTTTTAATTTCTATCTGTTCCTTTATTCTTGGCAAAAGCATGTCAATGTCTGGTGTGCTTTTACCCTTAAAAAAATCTGATACCATATCAACTAAAATCTCATGTTCGTCACATTCTGGGACTTCACCGCTACCGATATCGTCTACAGAAGCATATAAACACCAGACCCCTTTTGGAATGTCATATTCTTGAATAAACCTCTTCAACCAAAATCCTTTTGGATGTGTTTTGCCCCACAGAGTAATTTCAACCTTGTTTGTTTTGGGTTCAAAATAAAGACCCTGTTCCATCTTATCCATAATTTCCTCCTAAAAGATTAATAGTATCTTCCAACCGTTCTTGGCCCACCAAACATTTCACCGAATATCATAGTTGAACTCCTAGTCCTTAAATCATCAATACCAAGTTCCCTGCCACCATAGATGTTCCAACCAAGACTAAACATACAGTCATCCTGAACACCATACTTCTGCTTCTTCTCAGGACTACCATACCACTTCTTGTCTGGGTCATGTATAAACGTAACAGCCTCTTCATACAGTATATCATCCTTCTTTGTACCTGCTACGGGGCAAACAGGGGTCTTAAACCTGCCATCTCTGTATAAGATATACAACTCACTGAAAGCATCCCTCTGCTTGTTGTAATTAGGGTACACAGCCTCAAAAGGAACATCGTGTTCTTCACACCATACCGCTAAATCCCACATTCCCCACCGTTCAGCCGTAACCTTGTCAACACCATCAAACTCCCTGTGAGCATCATCAAGTAAAGACTTCATCTCTTCAAGTGTGTTCTGCTGAAGCGAAACCAAATGAATCATGAAGTAAATGTACTTTGGAATAAAATTATCGTCTGCATCTTGAGCAGGATTCTTTAATGAACCCGGTAAACCTTTTGCAACCAAAGTAAAAATTGTTCTAGCTGATGTATTTGTTTTCATTGGGTCTGACCTATCAAACCCTGCCATAATAGCCCAACCAGTATTGTATACCTTCCCTAGTTCTGCCAAATCAAGATTACTAATCATACTACCGCCTGAAGACTTATCCCCAAGATTATATATTTTCTCAACAGGTGATAAAGCTCTCTCTATATCATCAAGCTGTGTGAACGAATCTCTGAACGGTAACCCCTTCTCTATTCCATCTTCATCATTAGAAAGTACCTTTACTTTTCTTTTCATAAGACCCATAACCTCACCGTGATTACCAATCTTACCGTTAGCACCAATGTATCTCGTTGCTTCAACCATTTCTGCTGTAAATTGCTTACGTTGACCAGCAGACCAAGTGTTCATGAAGAATCTCTCAAAGTCTTCAGCAGGGAACTGCTCTTTATACGCAAGAAGCTGTTCTGAGGTCATGTGTGGGTTCCAGAAGTCCTCAACAACACCAAACTGACTCTGCCTATGGCTGAAGTAGATAGTCTTGTCCGTACCCTTTTTAAATGCCTCGTAGAGCTTATACAGCTGATGTGTCTTTTCTGATACAGTTGAATCAATTACACCTAAAGCGTTTGGTATGTTTCTAGTAGAACCTGACAACTCAACAAAGAACTTTGGTTTCTTCATGTTGAACATCTCAGAGAACGTATAACCCGTGATATTTGATACGATACCTGTTGCGGTTGATAACGCTCTTATTTGAGATACTATCCTGCCCTTGCTGTCCTTAAGTCTTATATCCTTTTCCTGCACGTTCCTTAGACCTATCACATTCAGCAGTGGTGGGCTGTTAAGAATAATGTCACGCATAATATCGTAATGTACGAATTTGGTCTGTTCTTTTGAGTTTGCACCCAACACAATCTGCTGTCTAGGCCAGTTAAAAAACTTCCAAAGTTGTATCAAAACAGCCACTAACGAGTTGTGGGTTACCGTGAAATCGCCCCTCACGTAACGTCCGTTACCGTCCAGAGTAAAGCCGTAGTATTCACCAACACCTATGGACTTTATGCTCCTAATACCAGTAACGAGAACGTCCTTCCATTCACTTCTTTTGCGAGCCTTTTTTCTTTGTATACGAGTTGGTATAATAGAACAGTCACCAGAAATACCCATTCTATAATACTCTCCAACAAAACCTGTGCTCTTTATCTCCTTTTTACATTTCTTAATTTGCACATGAAAACCCAAAGACCTTGCTAAAAACACTATGTCTTCGGACAGCGTTTTGTTTTTCTGTATTATCTCAACAGAATTCCTGTTAATATGGCCATCCGAGTCAACAAGTCCCGCTAAAACCTGTAACCTTACCTCCCTAGAATTTATCTTATATATCTTCGGTATGTGCTTATTAAAAAGTATATTATGTTTAAGAAGCAACCTGTGTAAATGGTTTGGTTGCCCAGCATCTGTAATAAGACTATATCTGTTAGCCAAGCTTATTCCTTTATCATAAACAGAAACCTTCATGCCAATACGGTCTGCAAATTCATATAAGTAATCAACAACCTCTTTGTCCATTGTTGTTATTGTTGGTTTATTATTGTCACCATCACCAAGAAACATGCCCAAAAAGTAAGGTTCTATTGGAACAGACCTTTCTCGCCAATTAAGAGGAACCCTGTAGAGGAGGTGTAAACCCTTCCAACACTTACTTTGCTTCTGAACATCCCTTACAGACATGTCGATAATTTTACCAGCATGGATATCGTGTGATGGTTTACCACGCTTGTGTAGACGACTTCTCCTTCTCTTTAATGTAAGCATGTGGTCACCAGTAACAAACATTGGGTCACCACGCATTGGCATAACCTCGAACAGTTCTTCTGTACCACTTGCTAGAGACATAACCGTTTTGGGTTTATTGTCTTCACCCATTAGTTTGTCACCCACAATAACGTCTTCAACGTTTTTAACAGAACCATCGAAGTATATGACTTTACTTCCTTTTTTTTCACATTTTCCGTCACCGCGAGGCCAGCATAAAACTATCAACCGATGTATGAACTTTTCGTTTTTCATCGCAAGTGCTTCACGCAATATTTCACATTGACCCTCCCAAAGTCTGTCATATTCTGAAGGGAGTTTGTTCGCAGGAGTCCATGCACTTATATCTGAACCAACGGCAGTAACCGGAAGATAGCACTTATCCTCAATCCAGTCTATACAGCCTTGACCACCGTTTCTATAATCAGCAGGGGTTCTGTTATTCTTTGTCATATATTATCCCATTAATAGCTTTGGTTGTGTATTATTAATTCTTTCTTTTGCTATATTAAAATACGTTTCGTCTTTTTCTATACCTATAAAATTTCTGTTTAAGTTCTTTGATGCTACTCCTGTAGTACCCGAACCCATTGTAAAATCAAGAACTGTCTCGCCTTCGTTTGTGTATGTTTTGATTAAGTATTCCATTAATGCTACTGGTTTTTGGGTGGGGTGCTGTCTTTTGTGGTTTCCATTTGAAAACTCAATCACCCCCACTGGAAAACCATACTCTATGTTAATGTTGGGTTTGTATTTTATACTGTTTCCGTGGAACCCACTTTTAGACCTGTCACCAGTTTTTTTGGTGTATGGTTTTTCCCTTTTGGTCTTTTGTGGGTTATATGTCGGCAAGGCTGAATAAAATACAGATATATTTTCGTGTATTTTCATTGGCATTCTGTTGGCGTGCTGAAACAATGTAGCCATCGTTTTTTTCCAAATCCAATCATATCTATACATATTGATATTACTCATCCTTAAAGCACTTGAAAAAGGCTCGCTACCAAATAGGACAATAGCACCGTTAGGCTTGATAATCCTTTTTAACTGTTTCCACATAGGTTCAAGCGGTATAATAGAATCCCATTTGCAAGCGGTTGTTCCGTAAAGTTATGGAGGGTCTGCAAGAACCATATCCACTGACAAATCAGGGATATGTGGCATCTCTACAAGACAATCGCCCCGTATAAGAGTCTCTTGCAAACCCAAGTCTCCTTGTTTTATCATATTAAATAATCTCCTATTTTTGATTTTAAGTTATCACACTCATCTTGGGTCATATCTTTTCCTCCAACACAGCCACCTCTCTCTGTGCTTCATCCATGGTCTTGTCAATCTCGTCCTGAATATGGTCTTCTATTTTTGGGATAATTTCTGCTACCATTTCAAGTGCTTCATTAACTCTCTTCTGCCTTATTGCTGGAGTGTTGTCATTACCGAGTTCAAGTATCTTTTTGACTAGACTTGCAATTAGTTGTTCCATCTTTTTCTCCTTCGTTAGATTGTTGTAATTTTTTGTCTACTTCTGCACGAAACAAATCTTCCGCAGATATTTCATTGTCTCCGAATACATCCACACCTTTTAATGGTTTCCCTACTTTGTCAATTATTATGCCAGAATACTCATTGAATTCTTTGTCAAGGGTGCAACGGCATATGTAACCTTTATACTTAAGAGTTATGAAGTTACGGGGTCTACCAACCTTACCCCACCTTCTTGGTTCACCTGTTTTAATCCTTTCTTCAGCTTTCCATTTTGGGTCAGCTTTGTGTTTTGGATTTAGTTCTTTTACTATAGCACGTTTGTCTTTGCTATACAATGTTTCATAGTATTCAGACATGCCTTCAAGCGGTGCTTCAGTAAGTTCAGGGCCAACGTCTTTAAGCTTACCCTTCATAGCCTTAGCTTTAAGGTATTCATCCCCAAGACCCATTGCTTTCTGTGTAGCTTCAATTGCTTTTATGATCTCCCTTATTTCCTTGAATGTTGGGTCGATCTTCTTTGAACCCTGATTGTTGGTATACGCAACATTTTTCAAAGAATACGCTTCCATTTTTAAGACAATTAGCTGATGGTATAATGGCAGGAGGTGTAGTGATATTTTATTTAGGAGGAGTTGGTCAACTGATTTCTCTGGTAGGGATTTTAAAATTGAATCTGTTACTGCACGGAGGTATGCTGTTTCAGCACCGCACAGTTTCATATCTGTTTTGTAACCACAGGTTGCGTGTAGTGGACATTTCTTCCCAGTACATGGTCTTACTATTTCCAAGCCAATCCACGAAGTTTCGTCATCAACGCTCCTGCTTACGCTGTGTGGCTTATATAAATCAAACATCTTTCTCCTTAAAGGTTCAATGTACTCTTAACCGCAACCTTTACTATTTTGCTATAAAGACGTTTACAAACGAGAGTAAAGTCCTTATAAAATGCGGTGAGTCCATTCAGTGTCTTTAAGTCATAGTTTCTAACATCTCTTGCAGTACACATCACTTAGTCCCTGTCAATAAGAATTATTATTAACTATCACTTACACTATTTTTAATGTTTTGTCAAGCTTTTGTGTATATTTGTTATTTTGGTTATTAATTTATTTAATATTGATGCACAATATATCATTAGCTTTTCAACCCCAATTTCTTTTAATAATTCAATAAACAAAACCCTTGCTCTCATAGACGCACCAACCAACGTGTCACTGTTTTTTAATAGTTCAAATAATTCTTTATCTATTTCGTTATTATATTCATATTTATTTTTTTTCATCAAATCTTTTCTCGCAATATTCTTGATACTGTTCATAACAGTCCTTTACTTCACATTTCTTAATTTTATTGTAAGCTTCGTTCAATGCTTCAATTTCTACTTTAAGTTTTTTAATCTCAATCTTGGCATCAAATAAATCTCCGCAGTAGTCATCTAGGTCATTCTCAAGGATTTCAAGGTCTGCATCTCTTTCTTCCACCCATTCGTTACGTTCTATCGTATTTTCATCAAGTTCCGTTTCTAGGTCTTCAATTTCAAAAACCTTGGCTTTTAACGTTTTAATAAAAACATCTATTATTCGAGCCTTAAACTCAACATCCAACTCCAACGTTTTAATATCTTTATCTTTTTCTTTTAGTTCTTGCTCTAATATTTCAGCACGTTCTTTAACCTTATAATCTATAGTAAAAGAATTTCTAAAGGTGTGTTTTAAATAAGCTATAGCTTCACTTGCCTTGTCTTTGGCTTCTTCTTTTACTCCAAGTTCTATATGTTTACCACATTTTGGGCAAACCAAGATATTGTCTTGTTTTATAATTAGGATGTCTCCACCCTTCATTTCCCAACCACAGTGCTTACAGCCTTGCATTACTAAATTCATGTTGCCTCCTTATATTATTATTTTTCTTACGTCTTGAATTATACCACCACGAACAATAGCAATTGCAAAACCAAGCTCAACTGGGTCATAGCCAAATCTCTCTGCATATCCTGAAACACCGTTCTCATAAAGCTTATAAAAAGAACCTGTGCTTACATACCACCTATGGTCTGGGTTAATGTAACCAGTTTCATCTCTTGCTTGAGCTTTAGTATATTTTGCCTTTATGTTCTTTCCATCATCAACAAGGTACAGTTTCTCGGTTGGTTCACAAATAAGAAGCTTATGAGTATGGCCGATCGAATTTATCAAAGAATCTGCACACTTATTTTTCAACAATCTTTTTAGAATAAGTTCCATATTTGAACGTCTACGTTTTTCATCATCAGCTGTTGAGTTAATTGATCTATGACCATGAGCACAAAAATGTTTGTAAATAAACTTCTTCTTAGCTGATTCATATGTTATCTTTGCAGTCCATGTCCCATACTCAACACCAAGTTCTTTACATATCTTTTCTGTTATATTACCAAACCTCCAAAGTTTCAAAGGATGATTGCCCTCAAGGATGCAAACAAGCTTATCACTTATTTTACGCCTGTTCTCTATCGCATCTTCAATCTGTGCCAAGATATTGCCTTCTGTTGTCTCTCCATCATATCTTGGGTCATCAATGGTTATAGCCTCAATAATATCACCGTGATCTACTCCAAAGTTTGCACTAACACCTTCATACTCAGAATTAATCATGTCCACAAGCTGTTCCCATCCTTCCTTGTGTCTTAAGATAGAACCTTGATGGTCATCGCCAAATAAAAACAGATTGTGGTCGAGTGGTACAGTTTTCTTTATTAACTTCATATTTCCTCCTAATATTTGTTAGTAGTTTTAGGTATGGTTTTTATTTGCCTACAATTCATGCATGTTATAAAACCAGTTTCAACTAACGGTGCTCCACAGGATGGGCATCTATTTGTGTCTCTGTAATGTTGTTTCGACTCCCTGTCTTTTCTCCTTACACTTTCTTTGTTTCTTGCCCTCCAACTATCTACGCTATTTTTCTGTGACAAAGTGTGGGTTAGACACAATGTGCTGAACGGTATGGATGGTTTTGAACAAAACGTACACAGACCAAGTTCCTTATGCCTCTTCTTGTATGCATTGTCTCCCATATTCTTCAATCTCCTTAAGTGTATATCTTTTTATTTTTACATCCCATATCTTTGCCCGACCACCTTTCTTCTTAAGCACCTTACGCCAAGCCCACACCTCTAAAATACCAAACGATTCAATCCATTCCCTTGAGTATGGTGATGCCAGTATCTTTCTGTCATGCTCGGCAAAATCAGTTCCACAACACTGTATACCACAGATTCCTTCACCAACGTACAAAGCTACTAAATCTATAATTCCAAAAAGGTCAATTCTCTTCTTTGTAAACTGGTTCCACGGTGCTTCTACCCTTCCACCTGATATCCCCATTTCTTTCAAACGCTTTTTAGTGCGTTGTAAAGATTGTGTTGCCATCAATGAACCCCTTTCATTTGGTTAGCTTATTATATGCTTCAGTTAATAAAAAACTATGGTAGTAAGCTAATACCTCTTCAGTCTCATCGTTTACTTCAATCCCCCCGTCTTTGAGTATTGAGTATGCACAATGTATCATTTCGTGGTTCAACACACCAATTTTTTTAACCGACTTATCAAAAGATTCTATCCACAAACAATACATTGTTCCACCAGCTGTCTCCCAACTTAAAAAATTGCCCTCCGCACCATCAACATCTGGGAAGTCTGGGGCCTCATGTTTTTTCTTAATGAGTTCTGTGAATTGGTCTTGAGAACAGTTACAATAAACCACAACCTTCGCTCTGAAAACATTGTCGTCAATGGTGACACGTTTTATCTTATTATTCATATTATCACCAATCCTGTCTGTGTACGTTTAGTTGGTCAAATATCTCGTCTTCTTTTTTCTGTTCATAAACAAGAGCACCAAGCATTGCCTGTTCAAGACACTTGCTTATAGGTTGTTCCCGTATGTGTTTAAACTGAAACAACTCTTCTCTGTTAATCCTAACCGAATAAAGCTGTTCACCGTAAATCTTGTCAGTTTCGTCTATATTAACTATTGCAATCATTTCTTCTCACTTTCTAGGTATTCGCCAATTAAATTAACAGCCGTTGTTTGTACTATATGGTAAACACCGCATACAATCTTCCAGCTTATGTGGTCGTCACGCATCTCTTTCATTACCCTTCCAGCTTCAATACGTTCTGCTGTGCTCCACAGGTTACTCTTTCTCTTAGCCATACACCCTCCTCTATGCTATACGAAAGCCTTTAAAGTTACATTTTTTGCATAAGACAACAACCTGAGGTGGCATTGATAATAACAACCTATCTGAGCTTACATCAAATAACTCAGAATTGCAACTTGGGCATTCTATTCCGTTCAGCTTAGGAAGGTCTTTGCAAACATTAACACTGTATCGTTTTCTACCTTTGTCATTAAATTCTTTAAGTGATATCATTGTTTCTCCTGTTCCACTCTTCTACAGCACTTGTCATGGCAGGATACCACGCAGTGGCAGGGTGAACCGCACAATCCCAGTCCTCACAAGGGCAAGACACTATCCACAGGCCATAACAACCACCGATGTTGACATGTTTTTGTTTACCGTCCCAGTTGTAACCCTCACATGTCTCTATCTTGGGCATTCTACCACAGAAGGGGCATGGTTTAATTCTGTTAATTATTTTTACAAGCTCTTCTTCCATGACCGTCTGTTTTGGGTTTAGTTTTTTATCCATGTTTTCTCCTCAACTTCGGAATTACGATGTTATTTTGCATTGTCTTTTAGTTCTTCGTTCTCCTGAGTCAATTCTAGGTTACCTTGTCTTAAATCGTCAATCTCTGCTTCTAGTTCTTCAAGTTCACCCTGGAGACTATTATAGCAGTCTTCACAATATGTTTTTAGTATACTTTGTGTACCGCATTCATCACATGTTATTGCTAAATTTATTTCTACAGACATAATGTTCTCCTTTAAAACAATTTATGATAATGTTTCTTTTATTTTAATTATAACCTAGTCTATAATGTCTTCTTCACATTCATCTTCTAATAGTTCGTACGTTACTTTATATTTAGCAATCTTATATCTTTTCTCATCCTTAAACAAGTCATGGCAATTCGCATCTCTAGCACTAGACACAGAGCCAAAATCGTACTCATTATGATAACTACGGCTATATGAACCAACGGCTTCTCCAGTCTGTTTAGATATAATTCTAAAAACAATTTCAGGTTTGTTTTCTTTAGGCTTCATGTTCCCCCTTTCCTTGTATGTCTAGTATCGCTTGTTTACTAAGTTCTTTAGCTTTGTCCTTACACCCATAACACGTATAGTGGCTATAGCATGTGACATATAATACACCGTCTAGTATTGGAACTTTTAATACTCCACGTTTTTCGTGACCCCCAAAATATTTGCCACAAACAGGACAACTGTCCCAAAAGTAACCAAACAAGATGGCATACAACTTGTGTACAAATCTAGGTAGTTTCATAATACCCCCTATCTAATCATAAAAAGTGAGTCGTTTGACCAATCAACCATAACACCACACCTTATCAGTTCTGTTGCTTCCTTGACCGTTAATCTGTTTACTTCTTTATCTGTTATTCCAAGACAAACCCTATCAAGCTCTATACAACACAACATATCTTCTTTTGTCTTAAACAATACGTCTAAAAGTGATAGTGCGTGTAAATCTTGTCTCATGCTTCTCTTGTGTTCTACACGGTTAAACTTCCCAAACTCATTGTCAACAATCTTTGTATACTCTTTTCTAGTGAATTTCATAATAACCCCGTGTATGATTAACATTACGATGTTTGTTTCATTATACCACAAAACAACATAAACATGCCATTTTATTTTTATTACCCGTTAATAAAGTTTTTTGACAAGTTTTGCTGAAAGTGTGGTATAATAGAATAAAAGAAACATAAATTACAGAAGGAGGTGAAAATGCACTACTCAGGATACGCTTACACAGACAATGTAGAAGAAAAACAAGAAAAAATAACAAAAAGGTATAACGAAATCAGACACATAGAACAAGGGTTGAATCTTGTAGTTGAACATTGCTATGCTCACAATAATTTCACGGGAAGGGCAGAATCAGAAGAAGCAAAAGCACTGACAGAAATGGACATACTAATCCTTGCAGACAGCGGTAACCTTTGTTTTGGTGGTTGTTGTGAGATGAAAAGTGACGGATATTTCTCCGGTCATTATAACACAGATTGAAAGGAGGTAATATGAAAGATATAAAATTTAGGGCGTGGGATAAGAAAAACAAAGAATGGTATATGAACGGTAATGTGTTTGACTTGAACTATTCTGGTAGCTATGGTGACTTTTTCTTTGATAATGACCATCCTTGTAATATGAGAGATGTAGACTTGGAATGGCTACAGTTCACAGGCATAAAAGATAAAAACGGAAAAGAGATTTTTAGTGGTGATATTATTAGGTTTGCTGATAGGTGGGAATGGTATCGCTCAGGGGGTCGGACAAGAAAAGAAATTGAAGGAGATCACGTTAAGTTTCCATACGAAGAAAGGGTTGTTGAAATCCCAGACTGTTATGAATGGTTATTGTCCAGTGAGATTCAAGAATATTGGGAAGTAATCGGAAACATACACGAATAGGAGGTAATATGAAAGCAACAATAGAATTTGATTTACCAGAAGATGAATGTCAATTTAGATTAGCATCTACAGCCATGGATTGGGCATTAACTGTGTTTTACCTTGATGAAGAGTTGGGAGACATAATAAAGCGTTGTGGTGATGATAAAACGGTAGAAGAGGCTGTTCAGCACATTAGAAATCAACTGTTTGAAACCATGCAACAAAGGGGCATAAGCCTAGACATGATAGAATAGGGGTGCTAAATGAAATATATATGTAAATTTTGTTTATGTGAGGAGTGGGGTCCTCGTACCTTAGAACAAGAATATTGTAAGCCAAAATTTTGTCCCTTTGACGGTGGGGAAGATTGCTGTTGGGAAGAAATGAAAGAACTAAAAAAGGAGGATGAGTCATTATGAGAGAAGACGGTTATTAT